CAAATCAGATCCTAATAGTTGGTTTAACGGAGGTATTGAGGCTAAAAAATTAATGGATAAAGCATTGCAATTAGCTAATATAACTACAATAGCAGATATAGCTATAGATGAAACATTAGAAAGAATTTTTAAAGAGAGGTAGTATGTTACAAATTACGCAGATTAAAGCAATTATTACAAGATTACTCATCTTTGTTCAAGAAGATTATAAAAATAATACAGAAGAAGATACCTTTTTGTATAAAACTTTTTATGGTGTAAAAGATGGTAATTTTGATTTTTACGAGCAAGGTA